AGATGTTATGGCAATACTAATGATGATTAGTATTATTCTAACAGTAATAAGAGTTCTTCAAGAATGTAATAAAAATAAAGCTAGTAAACTATCTACTACTCAAGAAAAATATTCACTATATGGTGATGATATAAGAAACTTTAGTAAACAAAGAGGCTGGTTTACAAAGATGAGAATTAAAAAGATTATTCGTAGAGAATTATCTAAAGAAGATTATAATACTTATTCAATTCCATTGTTGGGAGCATTATTAAATATAGGAGAAACTATCACGGATGATGAAGTAATAACTTTAGTGGAGGCTGCAAATGTTTAATTTAGTTATATGGGCAGTATACGGATTATTCGTGGGTAGTATTGCAAAAAGTATAGTTCCCGGAGAAGAAAATTTCGGATTCTGGAAAACAGTAGCATTGGGGGTTGCCGGTTCATACTCAGGTGGTATAATAACTTATCTGCTAGGCATGACGCCACTTCAACCAGCAGGAGTTGTGATGGGAGTTGTAGGAGCAGTTACATCACTAGTTTTATATAAAAAGTTATTAGAAAAATAGGATTATGCGGCCTAGTTGGATAGATTATTTTTTAGGACTTGCGAGAATAGTTTCGCAACGTAGCCATGATATACAAACTCAACATGGGTGTGTGATAACGGATAGAAATCACAGGATCTTAGGTGTTGGTTATAATGGTTTTCCACGAGGATTACTGGACGATAATCTGCCTAATACTAGACCAGATAAATATCCTTGGATGATACACGCAGAGCGTAATGCTCTATCTAATTGTGTGGTTCGCCCTGATAATGGAATAGCATACGTCACTGGTCAATGCTGTAATGATTGCATTATGGCTTTATGGCAAGAGGGCGTAACTAAAGTTGTTATGGACGAAAAGCATGGTACACATTTGTTTGATGAAGAAGCTAAAAAAAGATTTGACACTTTTATTAACATGAGTGGTATGGAAGTGCATTGTGTTAAAGCAAATCTTTCTTGGCTCAAAGACATCTGTGGTGTATTATGAGTATACTAGCATTTTATATTAGTTGTTTTATTTATTTTTATCATTTATGGTTTGGTAACACAGTGATGATAAACTACTCTTTTCAAGCCGCTGTGTTGCTGGGAATATTAACTATCTTAAATAGGAGATAAGATGTCCGCTCTTCAAGAACTGCAAAATTATACATTCGTTAGTAAATATGCTCGTTGGTTAGAAGACAAAAATCGCAGGGAAACTTGGAAAGAAGCGGTTGAGCGTGTTAAAAATATGATGCATACTAAATATGCCGATTGTGGAATCTCAGAAGAGATTAATTGGGCATATGATATGATGTATAAAAAGAAGGTTCTTGGTAGTCAAAGAGCGTTGCAATTTGGTGGCGATCCAATTCTAAAGCGTCATGCTAAAATTTATAATTGCACAGCCAGTTATTGTGATCGTTTAAGATTCTTTCAAGAATGTTTCTGGCTATTACTTTGTGGTAGTGGTACAGGTTTTAGTGTCCAAAAGCACCATGTTTCCAAACTACCTACACTAGAACATAAGCCCGAAGAAGGTAAAGGCAGAGTTTATGTTGTAGATGATAGTATTGAGGGTTGGGCAAATAGTTTAGGAGTCTTACTCAGTTCTTATTTTAGTAAGCCAGTTGAAGAATTCAAAGATTGGAAAAATACTCACGTTATATTTGATTTCTCGCAAATTCGTGCCAAAGGTTCATCATTAGCCAGTGGTGTTGGTAAGGCTCCAGGCTATGAACCTCTTGCTAATGGACTAGAAAAAATACGAGCATTATTAGATCGTTGTATTAAAAATGGACAAAAGAAATTAAGACCTATTGATGCTTATGATATTGTGATGCATAGTAGTGACGCTGTATTGAGTGGTGGTGTACGTAGGTCTGCTAGTTTAGCATTATTTAGTCCAAGTGATGAAGAAATGGCAAAAGCCAAAACCGGCAATTGGTATATTGATAATCCACAAAGAGCACGAAGCAATAACTCTGCATTATTATTAAAGAATGAAACAACATTTGAAGAGTTCGACACACTAATGCAATCTGTTAAAGAATTTGGAGAACCAGGATTTATTTGGAGTGAATCAACAGAGATGATTTTTAATCCATGTGTTGAAATTGGTATGTGGCCTGTTGACGAAGCAAGTGGGCAGAGTGGCTGGCAAGGATGTAATCTATCCACCATTAATTGCTCTAGTGTGACAGACGAAGAGGATTTCTTTGAGGCCTGTAAAGCGGCTGCTATAATTGGTACATTACAAGCTGGATTTACTAAGCTAGATTATCTTGGTAAAATTAGTGAGAAAATTTTTGAAAGAGAAGCCCTTTTAGGGGTATCTTTAACAGGCACCATGGAGAAGCACGAACTAGTATTATCAGAAAAAGTTCTCACAAAGGGTGCGAAAATAGCAGTAGACACAAATAAAAAAATATCACAGAAGATTGGGATTAATCAGGCAGCGAGAGTAACCTGTTTAAAGCCAGAGGGAACCAGCAGTAGTATGCTTGGTACAAGTTCTGGTATTCATCCTCATCACGCTAAACGCTATATCCGCCATGTGCAGGCGAATGTTTTAGAAGCACCATACCAACATTTTAAGAAAGTAAACCCACAAGCCTGTGAAAAGTCTCGTTGGTCAGCAAATAATACTGATGAAGTGGTGAAGTTTCCAATAGAAGTACCAGATGGAGCTAAATTAAAAAATCAACTCCCAGCAGTGGAAATGCTTAAAGTTGTTAAAGAAACTCAAAAGAATTGGGTACAATCTGGTAAAAACAGATCATTATGTACTCAGGATTATTTAAGTCATAATGTTAGTAACACTGTAACAGTTAAACCAGATGAATGGGACGATGTTACTAAATTTATTTATGAAAATCGTAAATACTTTGCTGGTATTAGTCTTATTCCACAAAGCGGAGATAAGGATTATCCACAAGCCCCATTTACAACTGTTTACACTAGTCGAGAAATCGTCAAAGAATACGGCGATGCAGCACTATGGTGCTCTGGATTAATTGAATTAGGATTAAATGCTTTTGATAATAATCTATGGGCCGCTTGTGATTATGCAAGTATGAATCAGGCCAAAGAAAATGATACTCAAGATAAATTATTATTTATCACCAAAATGAAAAATTTTGCTGGTAAATATTTTAATAGCGATTTAAGAAGACTTACATATTGTATGAAGGATGTGTATAACTGGAAGATTTATTGTGATTTATTTAATAGTTTCAAGAAGGTTGATTATACGCAACTATCAGAGACTGAGGATAATACAGTAGGAATTGAAGAAATTAGTTGCGCCGGCGGTGCTTGTCTAATTTAACCTCTCCTATTGTAAAGGGTAACACTTGAGAAAAAACAATAAAAATAAACAAAGAAAGTCTAAGGTTATTGATGCCACTAATGATGTTGTTAAAATTGAAACACAATATAGAAATAGACTAAAACCCAGAAGCGATAATCAAAAAGAATATATAAGAACAATAGCAGAAAATACCATAACCTTTTGCCAAGGTTTGGCTGGTAGTGGTAAAACCCATATTGCTATAGGTATGGCTCTCGAATATTTATTAGAGAATAAAGTTAATAGAATTATTATCACAAGACCAGTGTTAGAAGCGGGTGAAAAGATTGGTTATTTGCCCGGTACAGCAGAAGAAAAATTACATCCTTATCTATTACCTATTATTGATGAAATCAATTACTTCATTTCTCATGCTCAATATGCTAGTTTAAAACTAAATAATAAAATAGAGGTTGTGCCATTAGGTTTAATGAGAGGTCGTAATTTCCATAATTGTTTCATTGTTGCTGATGAGTGTCAAAATGCTTCATATGAACAACTAAAAATGTTATTGACAAGAGTTGGCACACAGAGTAAATTAGTATTGACTGGCGATATTGGTCAGTCAGATCTTAGCAGACATTTACAAGGCGGTTTTATTGAACTAATAAATGCTTTGATGGGATTAGAAGGTATCGGTAATTCTAAATTAGAGGCTACCGATATTGTTAGAAATCCTATTATAGCAAAAATTCTAGGACGATTAGACAACTACGAAAATGAATCACAAAAATAGTAAATGCTTAGTATTAAATGCTGATTATAGTCCACTAGCGGTTATTAATTGGAAAAGAGCTTTGGTATGGTCTATTAAACATGACTATAACAATAGTATTGGTGTTGAAATTATTGACTTCTATAAAGATGATTTTATCATAGGGGTTAATAAGAAATACCCTATACCAGCCGTGGCTAAAAGTGCTAAGTACTTTAAACAAAACAGACAATCTGTAAATTTTTGTCGTAAAAATATCTTTTTAAGAGATAGTCACACATGCCAATATTGTGGTATTAAAAAAGAGATTAATGATTTGACATACGATCATGTTATTCCAAAGTCTCAATGGAAGAGTAATTTGTCTCCCACATCATGGACCAATATTGTTACAGCCTGCGTTGATTGCAATAGAAAAAAGGGGAATAGAACTCCTAAAATGGCTAACATGCCTTTGAAAAATATTCCCTCCATGCCACAGAAAAGTGCCAAATACTTGCCAATCACCAGTTACCTATGTAGAATAAAACATGAGATTCCTGATGAATGGTTGGCTTATTTACCAGATAGTTATTTAATATAATGCCCACATATACCTACATTTGTGATAGTTGTAATTCTGATTTTGAATTATTTTTTTATATTAAAGATTATATTGAGCAACCCAACTGTATAAATTGTAAAAGTAAGAAAACTCACAGATCTTATATTGCTGATGTGATGACTCAAAGTGCGTCAGTAAAAAAAATGGATAGTGAGTTAAAGACTCTTGGAGATTTAGCAAAAAGGAATGGCGACAGAATGAGTAATGATGAGAAGGCTCATTTATATGAAAAACACAACGCATATAAAGATACTCAAGTGGAACAAGATTTATTGCCCAAGGGCATGAGCAGAATAAAAAAGGGACCAAAAACAATATGGCCATCATAAAGGATATTAAATGAGAATTAATGATAGTGAAAATACTTTTATTTTCAAACCTAAAGATAATGTTGAACCAGTTCGTCAAGAAAGAGTTACTTCGTATTATACTATTATTGGCGATCATGATTTTATTGATTCGTTCAATAGACCAAGAGCAAAAACAGATTCTAAAAATGTTGTTGCTAAATTAATAGCCAATCAATCTGGTAATAAATTCTTTATTAAGATTGGTACTTATGGTAAAGTTTTTAATCCTATCGGCATGTATAGTGAAGGACAGAGCAATAAATTCCTTAGTAAAATTGGCAGACAAGAATGGCAATTCAAAGAAGTTAATGAAAAAATATTTGATTTATATTTAAACTTTTTATCCACCAAAAATATAGCATGGTTAAGCAATGCAGAAAGAGAGTTATCATAATGGCAAAAGCTAAAAATAGAAATACAGAGTACGCTGTAAAATATCTTAGTGAAACAATGAAGATGGAACCAGCCACTATCGCTAAGGAAGTTGGAGCTAGTATTGATGAGGTTAATACCATTATCACTAATAGTCAACAAGAAAAGATTAAGTCTATTAATTCTAAGGATTTAATGATTAGACAAACTGGTGCCAAGGGTATTAATAATGTTAGTGTAATGACTCAGGCAGCTTCTGCATTTAATGATGAGGCAGTAAAGAATTTCGATAGTGCTCCCAAAAAAGACACAAACCATATTTTTAGACCTAATGGCTGATCATAAACAATATATCTCCAAGTATTCCAACGGCAAAAAGGTTTCTGCCGCTCAATATATCACAGAGATTATTTGTGAGAAAAAAGCCAAGTTAGACAAAAAGGATCTGCACTATAGATTTTGGGTGAATAAAGAGTGGAGTGTTTATTATAGAAATCAGATAGCATCAGCCAATAAATTATTATTAAAATTTTCTGATACTGCTATTATTAGAGCGTTAAACAACTCTAAAGCAACAAAAATCTATTCGCTGCGAGCACCGCATTTGATATCTATAATACAGGAAGAAGAGGATGGACTGAATTCAGAGAATCAGTCTTTGACTCTGGATATTAAGCGTCATGATAATGTAAAATTTGAACGTCATAATAAAAATAATGGTATACTTTCCAAGTTAAAGGATTTAGATAATGAGTCTTAAAGAAGA